ATCTCGAATATCCCAAGACCAGCTTGAACCAGCCCGAACTGGCGGTAACTGGCCACGACCAGCCGAGGCTTGAGACGATTAGCCCTGACGGAGCCGGATCGTATGGGCCGCTTGTGGGGGACATATGCCTGGACGCGTTAGGTCTTGAGTTGATGCCGTGGCAGGTTCATTTTCTTGACCGTGCGTTGACGTTTGATGATGAGGGGTTGTTGGTGCATCGGTCGGCGTTGGGGTCGGTGGCCCGTCAAAACGGCAAGTCAATCATTCTCAAATCGGTGATCCTGTTTTGGCTGTTGGAGATGCCGAAAATTAGGGGCGAGAAGCAAACGATCGTGTCGGTGGCGCACCGCCTTGACTTGGCCGTCATGGTCTTTGACGATTTGGCTGACATTCTTGAGAACAAGTACGGGGCGTATGTGTCGCGGTCGTATGGTCGCAACAAGGTGACGATGCCGGACGGTACGACGTGGTGGATCAAAGCCGCTAAACATAATGCAGGCCACGGCATGAGCATTGACCTGCTCATTGTCGACGAACTTTTTGACGTGGACGCCGAGGTCGTCGAAGGGGGTCTGATGCCAGCCCAACGTGCCCGCAAAAACCCGTTTGCCCTGTTCATGTCAACCGCAGGCACAGAGGCATCGGTGCTGTTTCAGCGTTGGCGGGAACACGGTCTACGCGCAATCGACAGCGGGCAACCGACCGTGAATTACATGGCGGAATGGTCACCGCCACCGCACGTCGACCCGATGAGCCCGGCGTCGTGGACATGGGGCAACCCCGCCATCGGCCACACGCTGACCCTGGACACGTTGCAGCAGGAAAGCGAAAACCCTGACCGCGCATCATTTCTCCGCGCCAGCCTCAACCTGTGGGTCACGGTTGCCCGTGGTTGGATCGCACCCGGACGCTGGCCCGAGCTTGAGCATCGTGGCCCGATCCCAATGGGCGGCATCATCGCCATTGAAGCCAGCCTAGACGACAGCCGATACGCAGCCGTACGCGCCGTCAACCTGCCCGACGGACGCACCGTCTGCACCATCGCTTTCGTGGTTGACACGATCGGCGAGCTGTACGACAAGCTGGCTGAGGTTGCCGCCGACCTGTCGGTGCGGTTTGCCATGTCGCCCAGCATTGACGCCATCTGCCCACCAAATCTTGAGCGTCGCCGCGTCATCGTCGGCTACGCCGAACTAGGCAAACTCACCCCCGTCGTACGCGACCTCATCAACCAAGGCAGGCTGCTACACACGGGCGAAACCATGCTTGCCGAACACGTCCAACGAGCCGTTGCCGTCAAAACCCAAAACACGTTGGTGCTGTCATCGCAACGCTCACCCGGCCCAATCGAGCTGGCACGGTGCATGGTGTGGGCGGCGGGCATGGTCGCTCGACCAGCGCAAAGCGGACGCCCAATGATCGTCAGCGTGTAGTGTTGCGACGTACCCGCCCCGGCCTTTCGTCGGGATCGTGTCGGCGGGCGGGTACACATAAACGCCCGATGCTTGTGGCACACTTGACGCATGGCCCTGTTCGCTAAAAAGACTGCCGCAATCAGCACCACGCCCGTTGATGCCGACGTGCAAGCTGCGGTCGGTTTCGCACCTGGTTATTCATCGCAAAACACGGGCGTCAACATGATCGGCCAGTACTACACCTACCAAGAAGGTGAAGCCCGCAACCGCGCAATTTCAGTACCAGCGATCAACCGTGCGCGCGACCTCATGGCATCAGTCATCAGCTGTATGCCGCTCAAGATGTACAACGAAGTTTGGAATGAACTTGAGGAAGAAATGACCAAGGTGTATTTAGCGCCGCGGTCATGGCTCCGTCGACCCGATCCGACCGTTCCGTACGGGCACATTATGGCTTGGACATTTGACGACCTGTTTTTCTACGGTCGCGCGTTTTGGTACATCACGTCACGAACCGCCGACGGCTATCCCGCCAGTTTCACCCGGCTACCTGCCGGGAGCATTCAAACCACCGATCAGGCAGGCCCGGTTTGGTTCGCGCCATCAAGCCAAGTATATTTTCAAGGCGGCGAACTCGACCCGGCAAACCTTGTGCAATTCCTCAGCCCAACCCAAGGTCTGATCTATTCGGCGCCAGGCGCCATCGAGACAGCGCTCAAGATTGAGGCGGCCCGCAATCGCAACGCCAGCAGCTCAATTCCTGCGGGCATCTTGAAGCAAACCGACGGCGAACCGTTGTCGGCGCAAGAATTGACCGACATTGCCGCCCAATTCAACGCAGCTCGAGCCACCAATCAGACGGCGGCGCTCAACCAGTATTTGAACTATGAGCCGACAACAATGACGCCCGACAAAATGCTGTTGATTGAAAGCGCCAACTATTCAGCGCTCGAAGCTGCTCGCCTCGGCAACGTCCCACCGTATTTGGTCGGCGTCAGCACCGGATCGTACTCGTACCAATCAGCACAACAGGCCCGCGCCGACCTCTACATCTTCGGTGTCAAGTTGTACGCCGAAGCTATCGCCGCAACGCTGTCAATGGACAACGTGCTACCCCGCGGCACATACGTTGAATTCGACGCCGACGAATACCTAGAAGAAGAATACGCAGCCGACAAAATGGATGAACCCTCAGAAGTCAACATTGAAGAAAACACGCAAGAGAGGATCGCAAACCGATGATCAAATTTCACGCCACCGACATCAGCATCATCGCTGGTAAGGGTGCGGGCCGACGCGAAATCAGCGGCGTCGCCGTACCATACAACGTCAAAGCAACCGTCGCATCCGGGCAAGACGTCATCATCAAGCCAGGCGCACTACCCGTTGAGGGCAAGGCACCGCGCCTGTTCATGTATCACGACAGCACAATGCCGGTCGGTGTCGTCACCGAGCGCGTCGACAGCCCTGAGGGGATGCTGTTCACCGCCAAAATTTCGGCGTCAAGCCAAGGTCAGGACGCCATGATCATGCTGTCCGAAGGCGTCATTGACCAGGTTTCCATCGGAGTGACACCCACCAAATTCGCATTTGATGAAGCGGGAACCATGATCGTCGAAGCCGCCGACTGGGTAGAACTGTCGCTCGTCCCGGTCGGAGCATTCGGCGACGCAGCCGCCATCACCGAAGTCGCCGCAAGTATCCACCAACCCGAAGAAGAAATCGGCAATACTGAACAAGAGACCCCACAAGAGGAGACACCAGCAATGGAAAACGCACCAGTCGTCGAGGCCGCCGCAGTCGAGGCCGCGATCCCAACCGCACCAATCCCCGCACAGCCAAAGCGCGAATTCAAGCTTCCATCGGCCGGAGAATTCATGGCCGCCTACCACATCGGCGGCGACACGTTCAAGAACATGAACGCAGCTGTGCAGGAACACGCAAAGACGCAGCGTACCGCGCTTCAGGCCGCAGCTGGTGACGTTCTCACCACCGACACGCCCGGTTTGCTGCCCGTCCCGGTGCTCGGCCCATTGGTGCAGGACATCAACTTCCTGCGCCCAGCGGTCAACGCAATCGGCGCTCGCGCATACCCGGACGGCGGCGCATCAAAGACGTTCATTCGTCCGACGATCACCACGCACACCAGCGTCGGCACCCAGTCAACCGAACTGTCGGCCGCATCAGCCACCACGATGGTGATCGCATCCAACAGCGTCAGCAAGACCACCCTCGCAGGCCAGGTCACGCTGTCGGTGCAGGACATCGACTTCACGTCGCCAGCCGCGATGCAGCAGATCCTCAACGACCTGATGGGCGAATACATGATCGCCTCGGACAACCTCTGCGCCGACAACTTGCTGACCGCAGCAACGTCGTCGGGCGTTTGGGACGGCACCCTTGCCGACCTGCTCACCAGCATCTACGACGCAGCCAGCGACATCTCGAGCAACCGCAACTGGATGCCAACCCACATTTTCGTGTCGGTTGACGTGTGGGCACAGCTTGGAAAATTGGCAGATTCGACGGGCCGACCGGTATTCCCGTTCATCGCAAACGGTCTCTCCGGACAGAACGCGCTCGGCGCAGGCTCCGCAGCAACCTGGAACGGCAACCCGCTCGGCCTCGAGCTGGTCGTTGACAGCAACTTCGCCGCCAAGACGATGGTCATCACCCGCGTCGGACAAGGCGCAGGAGACGCCTACGAGTTCTACGAACAGCAGCGCGGCCTCATGTCAGTCGAGGTGCCCGCAACGCTCGGTCGCACATTCTCGTACCACGGCTACGTTTCCACGTTCGCCGCGATCTCGGGAATGATCCGCAAGATCACCCAGGCCTAGTCGGGAGCGGGGTAACCGCTCATGGCTACCTACACAGTCACCCACAAGTACCTGGTCGACAAT